CATTGAAGCCGGGCACTGGTGATTGCGGTTCGGCCGGCTGCGGGCGCTGCGCGAGGTAACCCTGATGGGACGCGAGCGCCTGCTGGATTTCGCCAACCGGGATCGATGAGCCGGGCTGCATTGCTGCGGCCTGGATCTCGGCCTGGTAGGCGGCCATGAACTGCTCGTGATCGTCCTCCGGGTAGACCGGGATCTCGTTGGTTCGGCCGTAGACGAAGTTGAGGATTCGCTGTTGGGGGCCCTCCATGTTGAACGGAGTTTTCAACATGTCCGCCGCCGCGTTGTTGCCAAGGGCTCGCAGGTACTTTTGAGTTTCCGAGATAAGTAACCCAGGTGGGATGAGGTCCGGCGCCTGCTGTCTAATGTTGCTTAGTAGAGAGATTGAGGCAGCGTGCGTCTCGACCTGACCCTGTTTGGACAGGTTACCTAACTCGACCGCTTCGACCCTAAACGACATGCGTGCGATGCCTGGGTCTGGCAGGTCAATGGTACGGTTGAGCTTGTTGGCAAGCGGGATAGTGACCTTCTTTTGAGGGAAAGCCACGGGGAGGAACTGGTACATGATCCCTCCCAGGGCCGAGAATGCGTCGGCCATGACCGTCAAGCGGGCTCTGGATCGGCGGTTGTTCGCCTGGACGATGGCGCTCGCTTCGGTGGCGGATTTGCGCGGGTTGGCCGCGACGCCACGGTCAAGGCTGCTGACGCCAACAACCTCGTCGAGGAGCTGCATGTGCGACTGGAGGACGGCGATGATCTCGCCGGCGGCACTAGATCGCTCGATGGGGCGGGCCTTGTGGCTGACGCCCGTGTACTCGGCGTTCATGTTGACGCCGCTGACCGGGACAAACAACGTGTTGCCCGGCGGGTTGTTTCGCATGGCCGAGATCGCATCTTCGCTGATCGACTCCGCCTCGCAGAGGATGATGTTGTCGATGCCGCCGATGGCCTGCTCGAGTTGCCGGATATCGCGGTGGATCGAGCGCAGCACTGGGATCCACGACGCGACCTCGGGGGGCGCGATGTCCTCGCCAGGGGCCGGGTCGAGGAACTGGTCGATGTGCAGCGGGCAGGTCGGTAGCTCTAAGGTAGTGACATACTCGCCGAGCGGCTGCTGCTGGTGGGCGTCCGACTGGTTTGCGACATAGACGCTCTCAGTGGGTTGGCTGTCGGTGATCGTGACAAAGAAGCTAACAGGGCATTTTTCGCCCTCGTAGGCGAAGCCCTTGTGGAATACTTCGGTGACCTCGACGACCTGCCACGGCTCTGGTTCGGGTCGGCCGTCAAGGGCGGGCTTGTGCTTCAGCTCGGACCACTGGACCTGGTATTGGTGCCACATGAACCGGCGGTATTGCGGTTCGTAGCCGCAATGACTCGACGGGATCGCCTCGAAGTGTAGCCGCTCCTCGATGGGGGCGCTGGGGTCGACGCAGAGCTTGACGCCGAAGTGCGAACCGAGGAGACCGTTCATGGCCGTGCGCCGCATCGATTTGCGTAGCCCTGATTGGCGCGACAGCCACGGCATCAGGATCGCTTGCTCCTCAGCGAGGTGTGTGGCCTCGGCGGTCAGGGCCTCGACTTGGAAGGCCGGCACTGCTGGTACTAGCTCTGTGACTAGTTGCTGCGTCCGGGCCTGGAATAGGTTCGCGCCGACATTCGGGTAGGTCCACTTCTGGGTCGACGTCGGGTCGATGGTCGAGTTCCAGGGGATCCCGCCGTCAGGGAGCCCGCCCGATGCCGGGTCGCGCCCTGTGTAGAGGTCGTTGATGAGCCGCTTAACACCCTGGACCGAACCCTTAAACGAAGCCTGCGCGGCAACAACTGCCGACGCCAGTGCTTTGTGGGTCTTCTCGGGGAGGCGTTTCAAATCTACCAGCTAGAGGGCGGCGGGGGTTGGCGGAAGGCTAACGAAGTCGGGTCGGCGGCCGCATTGTAGTACGAGTTGGGGTCGGGTTCAATAGTTATTTTGGGTAAAATCCCCTTTCGTTGGCCGCGCCATGTTAGGAGTGCCAGCGCGTCGGGGAGGTCGTCGCTCTCCGATTTTGGGAACTCTGTGAGGCGCTGGGTGAGGATGTCGTAGCCGGGGGCGCTGCTGATGAACCGTAGTCGGCCCTCCTTCAGCGCGAACTGGGTGCCCTGGAGGCGGCGATCCTTGGACGCGCCTCGCGACCCTAGCTTGATCGGGATGGTCGCGATGCCCCGCGCCCAGTGGTGGTCGTCGACCCAGTTCTGGACCCACGAGGCCGCCCCCGTGTCCTCGACCCACAGCTGGTCGATGCCCCACTTTTCATGGATCTTGCGCACAACCGGCATGCAGTCGGCGGGGGGTCCCCGCAGCTCTAGGGCCTCGGCCACGAAGAAGATGTTGGTCGCCGGCGCCATTTCCGCAAGCCCTGGGATCGCGTAGGCCGGGTTGCGCTTGCAGAGTTCGACGACCTGCTCGGCCGTGGTGGCCCTGACGAGGACGATGCCGTTCCAGTCGCCGACTTGGGCGTCGGCGCGGCTCGTTGGGTCCCAGAGGAGGATGTTCTTGCCGGGCGGCAGAGCTTGGTGGTCGGCGACGCGGTGGGTGGTGGCACTGATGAGGGCGTCGTCGAATAGCGCGTCGGCGGCGGCCACCGGCTTGACGAGATATTGCTGGGCCCAGAACTCGTAGTTGCCGGCGTCGCGCAGACTGATGAATGTCTCGGCCAACTCCTCGGCGTTCATGTAGGCCGGGCACAGCGGCCAGTCGCCGTCGTTTGGGGCGCCATACTCTGTGCGTCCCGGCCCCTTGCCGTCGCGGAGGCCTGTGTCAGGGTTGACGCCATCCCAGCACCCGAAGCGGTATTGCTTGTAGCCCATCCGGGGTAGCTCTGAAGAGACGTCCTTGAAGGCCCAGGGCGTCCCGATGTGCCAGATGTGGCCATCGGACGGGTCGCGCAGGATCGGCTCGAGTTGGTGCATCGAGTCGATGACCTTCTGCCGTTGGACGGGGGTCGTCGAGTTCCGCTCGTTGGAGGGGTCGTCGGCGATGATGTCCGTCGGGTGCATACCGGCCCTGTTCGAGCCAATCGACGACGGCATGAAGCACGGCTCGCGGCCAGTGCCCGCTCGGCCTGCGACGTTAAAGGAGCCTTGCGGCGCCCCGCTTGGAGGTCTGACTGCTACTAACTCCGGAAAGCACTCACTGAACGGCACGATGAGCCCTGGGAGAAGCTCGACCTCGCCCTGGGTGATCGTCCGCAGCTCGTTGATGAGTTGCTTGCTGAGGGTCGTGGCGGCCGAGATATGCATGATGCGCTTATCCAGGTGCTGCCACTTCTGGTGCATGATGATGTCGATGCCCTCCGTCGACTTCGCGTGGTTGCGCGTGACCACCAGCGACGACCGCTTGTGGGCCGTCATGTGGGCGGCGATCTCCTTGTGAACGTGGCCGTAGGTCTTGCGCCGCGTGCCGTCGGTCTGGAGGACCCCCCGATGCCACAGCGAGCCAAACTCCACGGGGCACTCCCAGAGCTGGATGATCCGGTCCTGGAGTTCCTGCGAGCGGCTGATGTCGGCGTTGGTTATGCGGGCCACGGTGGACACTAGCACAAGGGGCGCTGGGAGGCAACTTTTATTTTTTGCTGAGGGCAGGGGCGCAAGTGGCCCTGGGGCGCGGGTAGGTGCCTGGGGGGAATAGGGGCCACCCCTCGCTTGTTGAGATTGAGTCTCAGTATCAGCGGCTAGGATGTCGCATTGTCGAACGGGCGTTTGAAACGGTCGTTTGATTCGAGCTGGCGGCCCTGGATGGGTGAAACGGCTGTTTGAAACGGGTGTTTGGCTTGAGCTGGTGGCGCGGGGCTCGAGGACTTTGGCGGATTCTCGAAAATACCGTGGATTTGGGGTGAAAGTGCGTGACGGATGGTCGATAACAGAATAGACTGTACATCGCGGCAAAGGGATTCCCCCTGCGCCCCTGCCCTAGAATAGAATCATGATCCGAACCGCATCTACTGACTGCCACAGGCGTACACTCGGCTGCACGCCTGATGGCTTCCCCGCGCTGCCTGAGGGCATCGGGTACGCTGACAGCACCTATCGCAATGCCCTATGCCCGTCGGTCACACTATCCGTGGACGGAGTTGAGACTACGGTCACAGTCTACTGCGAGGTCGACCCTGAAGCCGACTTCGGCGCAGGCTACTTCGTAGAATCTGAACACGGCGAGCCACGCGACTTCGCTCTCAATGATTGGCCGAGTGCCTGCGAATACGCTTGCGGCCTAGCACGCACGGAGGTGGTACGATGAGGCGTTCCACCCGCCAATCTGTTAGCGCCGCAATCAACGGCCTATTCTACCTCGCCTTGTGCGCAATGATGGTGCTGGGCTGGGCTGTCAGTCCCTAGCAGGGCTGTCAGCCTTGGGAAAGAAAGGGGAGCCGCGCCGTGGGCTTTAAACTTGGCCGCCGCCGGGAGCGTTAGACCGGCAACAATCAACCCGCTAAACTGGCGGGGTAGCCCTAGAATAGCCACATGATCAAGATCGACCCTATTAAACTGCACATTGCCGACCCCGGCCACTGTGCCGAATGCGCCCGACCCTACCGGGGTCACGAGCTGCCGTTCCTCGTTTCCGAGCCCTACCGTAGCTATTCGGACCCACTTACCGGGGAGTCAGCCGGATTCCAAGACTTGAACAGCTATCGCGTATGCTCGCGGGAATGCGCAGAACGGCTTGAGTACAATCTGGACTGGGCTGGCCCGGTCGAAGGGTAGCGGCCAGCCGGGAGCCCTACAATCCCGGCAACAATCAAGCGGCTTTCGAGCCGTCAACCTTTGAACCCTAGCCCGAATGGGCACTGATAGAGAAATGACTACTCACAAACACACGCCGGGGCCTTGGCGCATCACGGAAACCCATCACGGGCAGACCTTTATCTATGGTGCGGAAAACCTACCAGTCTTGGCCGATGTCAACCGCCGGATCCCTGCCCACGCGGCGAACGCTAGCCTGGCCGCCGCCGCGCCGGAACTGCTCGAAGCCCTGGAAACGGTCGAACGTTGGTTCGTTCAGCACTCGCCAAGCGCACCTTGCATCGACGGTATCGAACGCATCCACCCGATGTTGGAAATGGTGCGCGCCGCAATCGCAAAGGCGACGGGCGGGGAGGGCGCGGCATGAAAACTACCCGTGCAATCGAATACCGCCCGATTTTCTGGACCGGCCCTACAATGTTGATCCCGGAAGGTACGCCCGTTGTCCCGGCGAGCAACCTACCAGCCGAAGACGGCGAACGATTCTGGGCCGAGCCCTGGCCGGGGATGTCCGACCAGGAGGCGAGCTGGCAGCGGAACGACGGGTTTCTACTCGAGCTTGATGAAGTGACGGCGGAGGGCTCTAAGTGATACCCCGCCGCTACAACATCGACCGCCGGTCCTCGAGACCGCGTCGCCCGGTATGGTATGTCCTCGGGGCCGATGGCCGCCGGGCACTGGCCACCCGCGACGAAGACCTGGCCTTGGCGTATGCCCTGGAAGGGTATGGGGTCGAGGGTGAGCTTGCGACAGGGAGGGCGATCTGATGCTCGGACTGCTCAAAAAACAGCGATACCGTAACTACCACGATTTTGACCTAGACCTAGGCGGCGGCTGGGAAGCCTCACTAACCTATGACACTGATAGGCGGAACTGGTACGGGACGCTATTCTACAGGGAACACTTGGACGGGCCTAGGGCGGATGTCCTAACCGTGGACTCG